TTTTATGATTGTGAATTAAATATTAAGTCCTCAATAACATCTATCTTCTTTCTCTCATTATAAATAAGCTTTGCATCGTTGAAGGTAATATCTTCCTCAGTTTGTATCTTTCTTATCTGATTGATTTCTTCGTAATAGTTTTTATCAATCTTCATTACTTCAAATGCAATGCAAAGCCTATTGGTTCTTTTTCTTCTAGTCATTAATAACCTCCTCTAATCTATAAATTATCACTCCGTTAAATATAACCTCAGCTATATCTTCGGTGTTGTTGTTTCTAATATCTTTCAATAAAGATTCGCTGTCATACCAATCAGAACATACCTCGATTGAAGTTTCGTGACCATTAGTCAATACAAACTCAACATTTAATATATCTCCACTTCTAAACAAATCCTCTCCAGTTATTTCGTTGTATAAAGCCTCGTCTACAAGACAATAAGTACCATCAGGTAATTCTATGGCATCTTCACAGTAAACATACTCTTCGTATCTGAATGAATTCTCATTATCTATGTATGTAACATCAGCATTAGAACTAACCCAAATGTTCTTGTACTCTAACCAAACACAGTCGTCTTCTAAGTCATACTCATCAATGTCATCTGCGTAAACACAATATTCATCTCTGTAATACTCTCCAGCACTAGGCACGAATCTAGCATTGTCTATGTGAATTCTATCATCACTTCTTGCACAATATACGTAGTCGTCATCGTCCTCAGAATCTCCATAAGCCTCTGAATTACCATCCGTATCTGTAAAGCAATAGTCACCAGTATTGTTGCTGAGAAGCATTGTGCTATCATTAACATTGTCTGTATACTTGAAACTATCCATGTAAGGCATCTTTCTGATATTGTTTACAGTTATCTCATAGTCTTGTGTAAACCCACCATCTTTACCTACCCAAGATGATGAAGAGTCGTATGATTGTGATTCTTTGTGGATATAATCATTGTCAATAGCCCATTTCTTGAATTTCTCTATCATAACTTCTGTACCATAAATTCTATCCATAATCTTAGTACCGCAGTCTGCTGTCCATAAGATAGCACGACCACACACTCTATCCTCATCATTGAATGCAACCAACATATCTACATTTTTGGTATTTGCTGCATAAAACTCTATGTATTCACTACAATGGTCGTATCTCATACAACTATTACCTAATGATGATGTGTCACCACTAATGTAATGTCTTTGGTCGTAATATTTTACAATATCACTACCACTTACAACCTCTAATCTTGTTTTGTTAGAGTAAGCCGCTACTACTGCATTGTTTAGTAACTCATAAAACCTATTTGAATACGTGTATCTAAAAGGAACCTTCTTGATAGCCTTAACAAACTTTGCATTGATACGATTTGTTCTACTCCACTTAGCACTACTCTCACCCATTACTGTAACCTTACCCTTAGGTACATAAGAAATCTCAAAGTCTTCATCAGTTTCTTTTGCATCAAAGTTTCTATCAAATAGTTTTGAGAAGTTTGAGTTTGAGTATCTGTAAATAATCTCGTTATGAAACAATCTACCCTCTTTACTTTGTAATTGGTCGTTACCTAGTAATATACTACTTAACTTACTTCTGAATCTACCTGATAACAACGCATTAGAATAGTTGCAATCGTAACTATCTATAATTAGCATCATAATCGGTTGAGACTTTGCATTAGATAAACAATATAAAACATCTATTGAATCTGTATTGATATCATAAAACTTTTCTTTATCCAAGAAATTATGCTGATATGTACGCATAAGTTCGTAGTTTTTCTGACCATCTCCCTCTGATAGATTAGAAACTCTGTCTAAGAATCTACATAAACATCTTTTAATACCAGTGAATGAATCATAATGCCAATCATTATCGTTCTTGATTAACTCATCAAGAGCATTGGCTTCTACATCTTTACCTAATTGAAACAAAATTTCTGCAACGTTGATTATATTATATCTGATTTCCATTTTTATACTATGTTATGTTATGTTATTTTAATTCTTCTATAAAGTTTAAGTACTCGTTCTCTGTCATAAATCCACCACAGCTATGGCAGTAAACATCTCTATCGTATAAATCGAAATCAGTATGTAAACTACCGCAGTAAGCACACTCTAAAGTATCTCCAGCAAATTCTAAATCTCTCTCAGGTGTTGCTCCAAATGATTGATTCCATTCGTCAAAGTCAAAGTCATCTTCTTTTGCGGGTAAGTATGATTGTGAACGTTTGCCATATGTATTAGCATACGTTGAACCTCCACCATAAGTTTTATAAGTACCATAACCACCATAACTACTATAATAATCGTACTCGTTTCTATCTTCTGTAACTCTCCATAAGTCAAAACCTAATGAATCGTATATCTCGTGACACATCTGATACGTTGCAAACACATCGTCAATGTTAACAAACTCATCATCTGAGTGAGGATTGTAGTAGCCACAAGACATATTAGCTACACATATCTTGGTTTTATATGCAATCTCTAATACATCAGTCATACCACCAGTAACTTCTTTTCTTCCGTATGTATGTAAGATTGGTGATAAAGCCTCTGAAAACTCACGAGAGTACAATTTAGTACCACTAATGCTATTTACAAAGTCATCACTACCTTTTCTGTCACACTCTAATACAAATGCACTATCATTAAAGAACTCGAAGTTACACGCTCGGCTACCTACGCAACCAATCTCCTCGTCTACAAAGAATGCAGCCTTAAAAACTTCTCTATCTTCTAACATCTTTAGGGTCATAAACACACCTACTTTGTCATCACCACCAACACCCATTTTGTCGCAGTTGATTTTGTTGACAGCAAATATGTTACGACCCGCCTGATGTACTTGATAAAAAGGACTAAACAAGTGAACCGTATCTATGTGACATACCATTGTTGGATATACATCGCTCTCGCCCTTAGTAACGTATATGTTACCCATTTTATCCTTTGTGTATGTAAGACCTAACTTCTCAATTTTTTTACAAATAAACTTGCTCATGTGCTTAAAATCTCCACTATACGATTGGATTCTTAAAACATCTATCAGTTGTAATTCAAATTTTCTCATCTTATTTTTTATTTAATTGTTATACTATTCTAATGTTTTGAACACCGAACTTTTCGGCAATCTGTTCGAGAGTTAACTCTAATGGTTTGATTGGTCTTACATAACTCCAATACTCAAACATTCCGTTCTCGTCTTTCGATACGTATACATCTCCAATCTTACAAAATACTTCTCTTCTTGCGGGTCTACCTACAAAACTAGGATTGTCTGACACCTCCATAAGAGTACTTGCGTCAATCACTGGCACTGATTCCTTGATAGGTTCTTTCGATACTTCTGGATAAAACAACTTAGGTTGTGTTTCAACTAGTAAATTATCTATCACTAAATCCAATGGATAATACCAAGACTCTCCATTACCGAAGCGGACATAAACTATCTTCCCGTCTCCTCGAGTAGAATCCTTAATATGCTCAATAACACCTACTTCACCTACGTGTTTTTGCATTCCAGTTGCAAAGCCAGGACCTCCTTTGAATTCAAAGCCTACTACTTTTTTACCTAAAAAATCTTCTTTTCTCATTTTTACTTAATTTAATTGTTAAACTTACTTGTTACACATATATACATTTATGTATATATAATTAATATTATCTTTAAACTTTTGTTTAATACCTATTAAACATTTCTTTAATACATCTAGCATTGATGATTGTGAATCAACATACCATTTGTAACTCCCTACGCATCAAGTCGAACTTCAACTTTATCGTTAATTGTCGTTTAGCCTCTCTATAAGGCACCTTTTTCTCTCTGACGATAGTTTGTATAGCATCAGTGAAAATCTCTCGTCTACGCTCATATTCTGCGTTACTCTTTTGTACAAATTCTTGTACATCTACCTTGAAATGAATTCTCTTTCTCATCCCATTTTGTCAATTACAAATACAAATACTACAAATCCCATTGCAATACCTACTAATACAAATAAACCTCCCATAATTTTACCATTTTGTTTCATTAGGTGCGAAACTATTGCCTCCACCTATAACATTAGACATAAAATCATAAAACTTATTGAATGTAAGTGATACACTAAAAGAATCACTACTCTTAAACGATCTGGCTCTTCTACTTTTTGATAGAACTAATACTTTTGTCATCATAACTATACTTTTAAGGGATTATTTCGAATAAAACATACAAAAACACTGTCATAGCAGTGTAGAAAGAGAATACTATTAAGAAATTCTCTGCAAAAGTCTTTACTCTATACTTGTTAAAGTGAAATAAACTTTGCGAATACAAAACGATAGCCGCACATGCTACAAACATAACTGCGAAACTATACAACAAAATTTGTGGTACTAATTCCATAATGATTGCTTTAATAGTTGATAATACTTTACTTGTTCTTCTAAGGTTTCTATGTACTGGCTTTGCAACCTTAGTAGTTGGTTTTGGTCGCCTATATACACATTAGCCGACACAATTACTCTGTTTTGTTGGGCAACTAATTCCATTAATTGCTCGATTGTTTTTTGTTCTTCCATTGTAAATTGGTTTTAAAATCCTGCCTTATTGCATTGTGGTAGGTGGGGAATCGAACCCCATTTTACCATACCTACCTATATAATTTTTAGGGAGTTTCGCCCAACATACTATATAAAAATGAATCTATTTAGTTTATATAAAAAGCCCTACCAAAACATAAAGTAATGATAGGACTAGTTTTTTTTATGATTGTGAACGACTTGCGTTCTTACTTATTTTGCCCTTAATATTTGGCTTTTTTATACAAAGGACACACACGTTTATTTATACACGTTCCCTTATATGCTATCATTGCGAAGTTCCCTAAGATAGCCCTATTGCTATAAACATACTTTTACAAGCAATTTTATAACAATTCACTTTGAAATTGATAAAAACAAAGCAGTAATTTTATGCATCAATAGACGGACGCAGAGGCTTTTACTACCTTTTTAAGTATGCAAATTTTCTACATTTACATAACCAATTTTTTACAATAAACAAAGAACGCACGTAATTTTACTTTACTCGCTTTCGCTAAATTCTCGCATTAAGATTTTAAGCCTACAAAAAATCACCATTGCACCCGCATTTACGGAGCTTTTACGTTACTTTGTAACGTTTTTTGGGCTGCTTTGCCCATTGGTAAAAATGTACCTTAAAAATCCAGTAAAATTGCCAATTTACGTTATAGGTATTGGCTACCATTTTGAGGGCTTTGACGAATCGAACGCCAAAAGATAAAAATCTTTGTACCATACAAGCCCATGCCTAAAAAAATAGGGCTTATTTCATTGCTCTGTAAATAGCTTGTAACACATAAAAAGCCGTAATTTCACCCGCTTTCGTGCGTCTTACTTTTGCATCAAAATCCGTATATTTCGCATCGTCCTTTTGCAATTCTTTTGCGAATTTTATTTGCCCACTTGTTAGGGCATCACTTGCCAAAAGTAATTTTAATGCTTTGCCTGTATTTCTTAATGATTTTTTGAAATTGGCATTTACCTCCAAAACTTGAATTTTGTATTCGTTCGGCTTTTTAGCTTGGATTTTCTTTTGAGTCGCAACCGCTTTACTCGTTTCTTTTTGGCTTAATTTTGTAGCCTCGTTTTTCGCTTGTGTTTTAACTAATGCTTTCATTTTAATAAGTGCCATTTTTGTAAGCCGCTTGGCATCGCGTTTTTGTTTATATGATTGTGAACGTTTTTTGTCTTGCTTTTAAGACGGGGCTAACCTACAACCTTTATCCAATACGAAGCAAGTTTTTAACAAAATTTTAACACAATTTATTTTATACGCAATGTTTTAACATTTTTATTGAGAATAATGTACCATATCTAGCGAATTTTTATCATATTCTAACCAAAAAAAATTGAAATTTTAACATAAAATGTTTGCTTTTTACAAAAAAAGTTTTTGAATAGATCTAAAAATCCAGTAAAATAGTGTTGAAAATCCAGATCGTGAACGTATTTAAACAAAGAAAATGTATTTTAAAAATCATTTGTTAACCTATTGACTACCAAAAAACAACCTATATAAACTACATTTATAGTCAAACGTGAATTAGTTATTTGTATTCTTTTTTGTTGGTAGGTATAACGCAAAGGTTAACCACAAGCAATAAAAAAAATATAGTTAACCAATAACGCAAAACAATAGTACCACATATAAAAACGTGAAATAACAATAGAGGCAAAAAATCGTATTGAAAAAAGATAGTAGGCAAAAAGGTAAAAAGTTGAAAATCATTTTTTGAATTTCAAAGGGTAGGGGTACAATGAGAAACGTTTTTGTTTTGTGATGTGGATCGTAGAATGGGGGTATAACCCAAAATGTACGCACATCTGGTTATGCAAAAAAACTATCTCCTTGTAAGTAGATTATGTTTTCATATTTAATATTGCGATATAAGATTTGTGTATTGATTATAATTTAGAGTTGTGTATTAATTATAAATTGTAGTATATTTGTAGGGTACAAAGAGAAGATAAGATACAAAAACACTTATTACTTTGGTATTAAGAGAGTTATAAATTTGAAGTAGGGTATAAAGTGCGTGTTTCGACGCATCCCATGCGCCGTATGAGTATAAAAACGATATATATTGACACTGTAAACAGAGATACTGGTGAGATAATAGAGACCAACACTAGTGTTTATTCTGTTGCTGATGAGAAGTTTTTCATGATGATGCTAACGCATGACGATGGTAAATGGATTCAAAGCTTTTCCAATGAATTGTATGTTTTGGTATTGATACTTAACAGACAAGTTCAAGGAGAGATATACTGTAGTCTAACAGCGGAGGATAGAAATGAGATTCGTATCGAGAGTGGTCTTACTAAAAGCCAGGTAAATCGAATCATCAATACATTAAAGCGTAAGAATATGATTAAGGTGCTTAGTCCAAACAGAGTATCCGTGAATCCGTCGTTCTTACACTACGGAAAGACAAAAGATATCAAACATAAAAAACACATGTATGACAGAGATTATTAACGAGTACATTGAAATGCGAAATGAAAGGATGTTGAATCCTATTTGGTTTATAAAGTACGCTTTAGAAAAAACAGGAATTAGACATCAGTACAGAGACATACATACTTACTTGCAATTTGCAAATCACGAAGGTATATTTAATAAGCTAGATAAGGAATTTAGTCTTGACATCCTATACGATAGCTCAGGTAAGTTCCTGAAGTGCTATCCTGCGTCCAATTAAAAGCTTTTAAAACACTATCTTTTGGTTTAGATACTTCGTATCCATCACTTTCTAAATAGTCGTCTATAACATCATCTAAAAATTCAGTTAAAACTCTACTTAACTTGAATAGGTATGTTGCATCTCCAGTTTCTTTAAAACCAAAGAGTAAGTAATTTGCTTCTGTAGTAATATCCATTGCATTGTATTTGACTTAACAAATATATAAAATATTCTACAAACGCATTATATATATATTTATATATATATTAATATTATCTTTAAACTTTTCTTTAATAGGTATTAAACATTTCTTTAATAGGTATATAACTTTTCTTTTAATACGTAAAATAAAGATGCATTCATTGTTTGGTTTTAATATAAAAACACTATATTTGCCTATCAAAACACAAAAACTATGGAAATTGACTTAACTTTTACACCAAACTACTTCCTTTTTGGACTAGATTGGTACGAAAAAGATGAAATCTACGATTTTAACGAATTAAACCTTTACTTCGCTTTTATAGAGTTGAAGTTTAGCTGGTAGTAAAACATTAACAATTAAATTAAATTAAAAATGGTAACAGGAAGAGAATTGACTTTCGGAGAAAAACTAGTAGGATTGACACATGTTCAGGTTGAAAATGCTGATGTGTATAATGCAAAAGTGCTTTGCGCTGAGCTAGCTGATTTGCTAAATGAAAATGCAGATCCAAACGCAGAGAGACCTTTATGTAGATTATTGTTTGACAAAGCTATTGGAGATATCTTAGATGCTCAAATGAATGTTGTCAAAGTATTAACTTTTAAATACTAGTAAGATGATTGAAAAGGAAATACTTTATAACAAAGAGGCAAAACAAAAACTAATTGAAGGAGTAAACTCTGTAGCTAATGCAGTTAAGGTTACTCTTGGAGCTGCTGGTAGAAATGTAATCATTGAAGACGAGAGAGGATTACCTCACGTTACTAAAGATGGTGTCACAGTAGCTAACTCTATAAACTTGTCAGACCCAGTTGAAAACCTAGGGGCAAGTATTATTAAACAAGCTTCAGACAGAAGTGCACGTAACAGTGGCGATGGTACTACTACAACTTGTGTTTTGACACAGGCTTTAATCGAAGAGGCGTTTTACCTAATCGATGAAAACACAAATATTACTCAATTCAAGAAAGGAATGGAGGATGCTTGTGTTGAGGTTGTAAGATCTTTGAAAAACCAGAGTAAGAAGGTTAGTAACAAAACTTTAAAGAGTGTATCTAGAATATCAGCTAACAACGACGCTGAATTAGGAAATATTATTGCAGAAGCTTACATCAAAGTTGGTAAGGATGGAGTTGTTACTATGGAGGAAAGCTTAAACAACGATACTTATGTTAGTATTATTGATGGTACTAAAATCAAAAAAGGTTACACATCTCCTTACATGGTTACGAATCCAGAGAAACAAGAGGCTGTTTTAGAGAATCCATTAGTGTTTATCTCTGACCAAGAGATAAAAAGTCTTGAAGATATAACTAGTGTTTTAGAAGTAGCTATTAAGAACAAAAGAAGTATCTTGATTATTGCAGACGTTGAGACTGCTGTAATGAATGCTTTGAACGTTAATAAGGCAAAGGGAGTGATTAAGGTTAATGTAATTGCACCTGAGGGATTTGGTATTAAAAGATTCGAGCTACTTGAAGACTTGTGTGCTTTGACAGGCGCAGTGTTAGCATCTGATGAAACAGGTAATGATTTATCAGCAGTTGACTCAAGTTATTTAGGAGAAGCGATCAAATCAATCTCTACAACAACAGATACGGTTCTTATCGTAGACCGACCAAAACACAAGGTTGATATTGACGAGAGGTTAAAGAACATTCAATTGTCAATAGCAAATGCAGAGAATAGAATGAATCTGTGGCATTATAAAGATAGACTTAGTAGATTGAGTGGTGGTGTTGCAGTTGTCCACGTAGGAGCTAATAGCGAGCTTGAGATGAAAGAAAAGAAGGATAGGGTAGATGATGCTATCCACGCAGTTAAAAGTGCTTTAGAAGAAGGTATTTTACCTGGAGGTGGAATTGCATTGTACAAGACTTCTTTTTCATACACACCAGTTGATAAAAACAAAAGTTATATGTCTGGGTGGGAGTCTGTAGTTAAATCATTAGACGCACCTTTATTACAAATACTTTCTAACGCAGGTGTTGACACTAAACTTGTTTCTGGAGCTGCTAGTGTTGGAGGTAAAGATTATGGATATAATGTAATAACTGAGAGTTTTGGAGATATGTATAAGATGGGTGTTATTGACTCTACTAAGGTAGTTAGAAATGCAATTGAGAATGCTGTATCTGTATCGGCAACATTATTAACAACGGAAGCAACCGTAACTAACAAAAGAGCGTAATGAGAGCATTTGGAAAAACACTAGTTATCTCTGAGATAAAAGAAGAGGTAAAGAACAAGCTTGGTCTTATTATAACAGAAGCTAACGATAGAGATATTCGCTATAAGCTAGGTGAAGTATTTATGTCTGGAGAAGATGTTAAAGATATAAAAGCTGGAGATAGGCTTTATTACGATAAAGTTAACGCTAGCGAATTAAGATTAGATGGTAATAAATACCAGATTATAAACCTTAGCGATGTAAGAGTCGTACTTTAATTTAATGCAGTATGTTTGGATTTAAAAAAGATGCTAAATACTTAGCAGAAAGAAAGAGCAAGGCTCTAGATGTATTTTACGTTGCTCAAAAGCAATTGAACGGAGTTCTTGCTGATATAGCAAATTACGGATTTGAAATAGAAGATCGAATCGAAGCTCTTGAAAAAGAAAGAAAACTTCTTGATAAAGAGTACAAGTCAACTTCAAAGATCTTAGATAAGATTGATGAGTTTTTAGGTTAGTAAGTCATAGGGGTAGTTATTCTACCCCTTTTCTTTTTTCATTCATTTTCTTAATCAACTTAGCGTACATCTTATCACTAAATGAAACGTTGTTTTTGAATATAGGATTTATCTGTGAGTTTTGAGGTATAGCATCTCCTTCTAAGTGTTTGTACATTTTTGCACAAGCCATCTTGTATTTTTGAGTTAAAACATACATCTTTGAATCTTTAGTACCTTCTCTCCATACCTTTATTATTTCTCTCTCCTCAAACTTATCCAACCACTTCATTGTAGAGAAACCAAGTGTACATGCGTAACTGTAAAACGTTTCTTTGTTAAATACATTCTCATCGTACAAGAATAAAACCAGCTCTAATTCTGATAGGGTAAGTTCGTACTTTTTTTGTATGTACATTCTAACTACCCTGAAGTACTTTAAGTAAGATGAAGCTTTCTCTTTAAAGAAGTAATTTTGAGGCTTCTCAGCTAGTTTCTTTTGAATGCGAATCTCTTTGTCTTCGCCTATTCTCTTCATTTTTCTATATACCTTTCTAGCCATTGCATTTGATTAAATTAGTGCAAATGTAAAATAAAAAAATATGTAACTTTGCAAAGATTTATAATTCACTAGTTATGGTTAACAAAAAAGAAATGTCTTGTAACAGTCCAAAAAGGACTCCAGACCATCCTAAAAAGTCTCATATAGTTAAGGCTTGTTATGATGGTAATGAGAAGATTATACGTTTTGGAGAACAAGGTGCTAGTACCGCTGGTAAACCTAAATCAGGAGAATCAAATAGAATGAAAGCAAAGAGAGCTTCATTTAAAGCTAGACACGGAAAAAATATAGCTAAAGGTAAATCAAGCGCTGCTTATTGGGCTGACAAAGTAAAATGGTAATATTATGGTAAGAAAATCAAAAGGATTAGGAGACTCAATAGAGAAACTAACAAAAGCTACTGGAATAAAAACTTTAGTAGAAAAAACTGTTCCAGATTGTGGATGTCAAGCTAGACAAGAAGCTTTGAATAATCCAAATTTATTAGTAAATAAAATCTTTTACAAATAGAAATAGTATGCCACTAAAGAAAGGAAGTAGTAGTAAGGTTATTAGTTCTAACATAAGATTAGAAATGAAACACGGTAAACCTCAAAAACAAGCAATAGCAATAGCTTTAAGCAAAGCTGGTAAAAGTAAAAAGAAATAATTATGGCAATTGATACACCTGTAAAGACAAAGGTAACTGTAGATCCTGATACTGGAGCTAGAGTGTTTAACCAATCATGGAGTTCTGAGATAAAGAAAAAACAACCTATCCAAAGAAAACCTGTAGGTAGAGAAACTTTTGTTACAGAACCTAAAAAAGCTGTAGCTAAACCAGTTGCAAAAGAAACTACTGAAAAAACTTCTGGAGGAAGAAAGTTCAGTGAAGTGATAGTTCCATCTCCAGCAAAAGCTGTAGGTATGGAACTAAAAGGAAATAAAGATATTGCTAAGATGGCTCCTAGAAAAGAAAAGACAGCTGAGGAAACAAGAAGAGCAATGGTTAAATTCTCTAATAAAATAGCTCAAGAAGATAAAAGAGAAGAGCAAAAGAAAATAGCTATTAAACAATATCCAAATAAAACTCCAGAGAAAGCATTAGAAAAGTTTGATAATGTAAGGTATAGAGAATATAAAAAAGTTCAAAGAGCAAACTCTAAATGGATATCTATTAGTGATGGAGACGGTTCTGAAAAACAAAGAAACGGTGGATGCCCAGGAGGGTGTAGATAATAATTTTTAAAACATAAGACATGAAAAAAGTAATGCCAAAAAAAGCAGTTGTTGAAAAAGCAACTGGAGAAAAATATCCTTCTAAAAAAGCTATGATGAAACATGAGAAATCAGAGGGTAAAAAAATGCAAAGCAAAGAGCAATCTGCTTTTTTAAAAATGATAGCTGCTAAATCTAAAAAGAAATAAGAGATGTTACAACCTAAAAAAAAGAGTACTAAAGTAATTGTAACTCCAAAGTTCACAATGTTTGGTCAAGCTAACGCTGCTAGAAACAACTCTGAAGGAGAGTATACAGACACACCTGCTAAGAAAGCAGATAGTTTAGAATACAGAGCTGGATTCAATCTAGGGGTTAGAAACAAATTGAAAGGAGAGAGTAAAAAAATGTACCAAGAAACAGAGTTCCAAAAGATGGGAAGATGGGAAGGTCAAAATCATTCTTTTAAAAACAAAGACGCAGAGGTTATCTCTAAAAAAATAAACAAGTAATGGGATTAGGTAGAACCGCTAAATACTATAGAGAGAATCCAGAGGCTAGAAAAAAGCATCAAATAACTTCAAAGAAGTGGAATCAATCTGAAGACGGCAAAGCTTACAAGAAAGAGAAGAATGCTACTCCTTCTGAAAAAGCAAAACAAAAGGCTAGAGTAGAGGCTCGTTCTAAGTTTAAAAACATTCCTGATGGTTATGTAGTTGACCATAAAAAACCCTTAGCTGCTGGCGGTAGTAATGACAAGTCTAATTTAAGAGTTGTTAGTGCTAGAGTCAATAATACTAAGAATAAAAAATAATAAATGGCTAGAATAAGCACTTATGAAATAGATACTGTTGTCACGGCTAACGATAAGTGGATTGGTACTGATTTTAGTGGAGGGATAACTAAAAACTTTACACCACAAGTATTAGCTGATTTCTACAACGAGTCTGGTTTATTAGGGGTTGTCAATCAGATAAACTTCAAGTATTACCAAACTTTTGTTGGAGAAAGACCAATTGGATCTATAACTACATCTACTCAAGCACCCACTTTCTCTTCGTTAACTAACATTAAAGTTAGTGAAAAGAACAGTGGGTTAAAATATATAGTTAACATTCTTGAATCTTTCTTGAATGACACTGTAATGATTGCAGATACGTCAGATCCAAACAAGTTTGCTATATACAATATAAAGAATATACAGCAAGATACATTTGATCCAAAATTCTATAACTTAACATTAGAGTTTGTAGAAGGTAACGGAAGTTTACAAGATACACATGTATATGGAATAACTTCATTAGCAGATAGCGCATCTAAAGATAAGCATTTTGTACATACTCAAAATTCATCATCTAACTCTTGGAGTATAACGCACGGTCTTAATAAATACCCTTCTGTATCAATAATTGACTCTGGTAATAATATAGTAGTTGGAGATATAGAATATACGTCATTAAACACAATAACAATAAGATTTAACGCTTCTTTCTCTGGAAAAGCATATCTAAACTAATAATAAAGAAAACATGAAACACTTAAGTAATTTAGATTTAACTGGTAATGAATTACAGAATGCTGTAATACACCCACTTGGAACACCTCCTTCTGGTGCAAAAGAAGGTCAGATATATTTCGATTCTTCTACTGGAGATAAAAAATTATATTTTTATAATGGTACTCAATGGGTTGCTATAACAGATACTGATAACTATGTTGATGATATTACTTTCTCAACTGGATCTGGTACATTAACACTAGGTAGATCTGGAGGGTTAGCAGACTTAACGGTTAGTTTAGAAGGAAGATATTTAACAGCTCACCCAGTTACAAATCCAGCAACATCAGTTAATAACTCTGGAAGAACTTATATACAAGATATAACTTTAGATTCATTTGGTCATATAGTCGGTATTACATCAGCTACAGAGACTATGGAGGGTAAAATATATAACGTATCTGTTGGTGCTGGTGGAGCAAACTCTGCTACAATAGTATTAGCTGATAATGAAGGAGGTAGTGATACTGTTACTATCTCTGGTACTTCTGGTGAAATACAAGTTACTGAAAGTGGAGATCAAATAAATATAGGATTACCTGATGATGTAAATGTAACTAACAACTTAGTAGTTGGTGGTAACTTAACTGTAAACGGTACTGTTACAACTGTAAATACAGAGACTATTTTACTTGCAGATAACATCATAACTTTAAATAGTAACGCTACTGGAACTCCAACTGAAAACGCTGGTATTGAAGTTGAGAGAGGAGATTTAGCAAATGTATATATTAGATGGAATGAAACTAGTGATAGATGGGAATTCACAAATGACGGTACTAACTATAGTGTTATACCAGTTGGATCTGATTCACACTATGCTACATTCATAGGAGGTGCTACTTCCATACCAGTTACTCATAATTTAGGTACAAAAGACGTTAGAGTTGAATTATATGATGTGTCTACTTCTGAAACTGTTTACTCAGATATTGTAAGAACAAGTACAAGTGTAGTAACAATTTCATTCACAACTGCTCCAGCTGTTGCTTCAATAAGAGTATTGATTAGCAAAGTTGGATAATAAATAATAAAACTCAAATATGAGCCAAAAAATAAAAACATCCGTTGAAATCGACGGCTCTTTAAAAGCTTCACAAATAGCCAATGCTACTACAGATACTGATAAATTTTTAGTATCTGATAGTGGCACGGTTAAATACAGAACTGGTGCAGAAGTCCTTTCAGACTTAGGAATTACAGTGAATACCGCATCAAAATTACAGCATCAAGTAAAGGCTGGAGTTGCAATCAATAAAGGTCAAGCTGTATACGTTACAAGCGCTGATGGTACTAACATGATAGTTGGATTAGCATCTAATGCTTCAGAAGCTACGTCATCTAAAACAATGGGATTGCTAAATGCGACTGTTGCTGCTAATAGTTTTGCCGATGTAATCACAGAGGGGTTACTTGATGGTTTAAATACTATCGGTGCCAATGCTGGTGATCCAGTATGGTTAGGAACAGGTGGTAATCTTATTTATGGATTAGCTAATAAACCATCTGCGCCAAATCATTTAGTATTTATTGGTATTGTAACAAGAGTTAACGCTAATAACGGTGAGATATTTGTTAAAGTACAAAATGGGTTTGAACTTAATGAGATACATGACGTAGATTTAAAAACAACGTTACCATCTGGTAATGATATATTAGCATTTGAAGGTGCTCCAGTTAATCTTTGGAAAAATAAAACAATAGCATCTGTATTAGGTTATACTCCTTATAACGCATCTAATCCTGCTGGATACATTTCAACTTATACAGAAACCGATACGTTAGCATCGGTAACAGCAAGAGGAGCTTCAACAAGCACTTTATCAACATTCGACGGAGGATTAAATATAGGTAATGCTAAATTAAGATGGGGAGGTACAACATCTCCAACATTAGGATTTCCATTTACTGGTGGACCTAATGCTTTTTGGATTGACGTAAATGACGGAGATACTGGCGGTTTAGCGATTGATAATGATGGTACCACAATATATGGGGCAGGAGATAGCGGACACGTATTTAGAGTAATTGATGAAGATGTTTATCAAGCTACATCTAACATAGATGCATCTACAACATTTAGAATACAACAAGGACAGAATGGTGGTGGTTATGTAAGAGGTAACTTTGAAATAACAGGAACTTTAAGTGCGTCTGGATATAATAAAACAAACTGGGACACTGCTTACGGATGGGGAAACCATGCTTCTGCTGGATATGTACCTCAAGCAAGAACAATAACTATTAACGGTACATCTTACGATTTATCAGCTAATAGAAGTTGGACGGTAACTGCGTCAGAGACTGATACGTTAGCTACTGTTGTAGCTAGAGGTAATACCGCTAACTCATCAATAGCAGTAAGAAACAGTATATCAATAAACAAATCAGATGGTTCATCTGGAGGGCAATTATCTTATGATAGTTCAATAAACCAGTTGTACTTATGGAATAGCTTAAGTTCAGGTTATTTCAGCGTTTATACTAATAATGCTGAAAGATTAAACATATCAAGTGGGGGAGTTGTAACTGCAAATGTTGACATGCGATCTCCTATTTTTTACGATTCTAATAATACAGGGTTTTATGTAGATCCAGCATCAACAACAAAATTAAATGCTTTAACGCTTTCTTCATTAGCATCTGACGACGGAATGATAGAAAACAATACAGGGGCATATTTCCACCTAGGAGGATGGGGAGTAGGTAGGACAGCCGCTACAGCTGTATTAGTTAATACTGCTTATAGAGCTGATTATGCTGATAATGCAGGTAGCGCATCATCTGCGAGTTCTTCTACTAGAGCAAACTATCTTGATCCAAATTATATTGGTGGGCAACAAACAAATCCTCAAACTTATTTTAGTAATGGAATAGGTGTTAAAGTAGCAATGACTGCTCAAGCGGGTTATTGGTCAGATACATTATGGATTAATGGATATACTGGAGGTGATGTCCCTTGGATGTGTGCTTTACATACGCAAAGAAATAGTTCGCCTAGAATGTATATTAGTGCTCAGTATAGTACGTCTACCTCTTACGGGTCATTGTATGAGTTTTGGACTAATTATAACATGGATGCTCCAAACAAATCTGGCACCAGCTACTACCAGACTAATACTTGGATTCAATTTAATGGGCAGTATGGACTTTATTGGCCTAGTAATTATGGATGTCATTTTGCTCCAAATGATCAAACATCATATACTCAATTTAAAATACTTGGAAGTAAAAATGGGTACGGTGGTATTTTAGATTCACAGAGCGCTGTAAATGGAATGATGTATGATGGTTCTGGTAATGGAGGTGTTTATAGAGAAGCTAATGGAAGATGGTATTGGTATCATCATATTGGTAATAATTGTACTGGAATTAGTACATCAACTACATCTAGCTCATACAGAGCCTACATTGGTGGGTCATTATATGCGGAAGGGGATATTGTTGCGTACTCTGATAGAAGAAAGAAGGAAAATATAATCACTGTAAATAATGCTTTAGATAAAGTAAATAGGCTAAGGGGAGTATACTATAATAGAATAGATGACGACTCTAAGAAAAGACAAGTAGGTGTAATTGCTCAAGAAATACAAAATGTATTGCCAGAAGTTGTTACTTACGCTGAAGATGTAGATGAATATGGTGTATCTTATGGCAACATAACAGGATTATTAATTGAAGCAATAAAAGAACAACAAACACAAATAGAAGAATTGAAAGAATTAGTAAACAAATTAATAAATAAATAGTATGACAATTACTTACACATTTAAAATAAACAAGATTGAGGTAGCTCCGAAACTAGGTGAATTAACTGACGTTGTTACAAGAGTTAGATATGATTATATAGGTATTGATGAAAATGGAAACGAAGGAACGTTTGCAGGAGTTACACCAATGCCGGCTCCCAATAGTTCTTCATACAAACCTCTTGCTGAATTAACAGAAGAAGATGTTATTTCTTGGTTAGAAGTTCACGCTGATAAACCTCACATGCACGAAAGAATCGCAAAACAAATTGCTGGTCAAATAGAACCGATGCACGTGGAAGCCCCATTACCATGGGCTATTGTTGAAGAAGTTGTGGAACCAGTTGTAGAATCAGACTTGTAATATGACAATGCCAGCATCAGGAACTATTAGTATGTCTCAAATAAATACTGAATTAGGACGTTCTAGTACTGCTCAAATATCGTTAGATACAGCAGAGAATGGAGGATACGCTACAATAAACCAAAATAGTAATAGTAGACCAAGTTCAAATAATCCAGCTTCTTTGTCAGAATGGTATTCTTATAATCACAATGCAGCACCTCCTTCTCCTTCTTGTTATTCTGCTTCTCTTGGGTTTAATAGGACAAATAGAGTTACAGCTTGTTCAAATTATAATTTCGGTATATTTACTGGGGTTGGAGTAGTTGGAACTGCTCTTTCTAATGCTACTAGTTTAAAAAGAGCAGATTGCAGCAACACTATTCTTGCTGGAGTAGGATTTTATTCGGATGGTATTATAGTTAGATATTGGACAGGTACAGCGTTTACTACTCAGTTTGATTGTACTGTATAAATAATAAAAAATAAAATGGCAAAAGCAAAAAACGAATCTATTAAGTTAGTAAAGAAAAAAATTAGCAGACCAGGGGTTCACTCTAAGTCAAAGACATCCTCTTTAAAGGACTCTAAAAATTACAAGAAATCATATAAAGGGCAAGGAAGATAATGAAATATATTAACTACATATTTGCATCATTTATACTATTTTTTGTACCTATATACGGTTTGTTGATTTCTGTAGGTGCTTCTATAATACTAGATACTGTAACTGGTGTTTATAAGAGTATAAAATTAGAAGGGTGGAGAAGTATTAGAAGTAGAAAACTTTCTAATGTTATAAGCAAGATGGCTTTGTACGAAGTTTGTATTATACTCTTATTTGTGATAGACAAATATGTACTTAATGAATTTGTTAAACACGCTTTTGGGTTTGACTTTATGTTTACTAAAATTTGCGCTATACTATTGATATTTACAGAATTGGTTTCTATAAAAGAAAACATAGAAGAGACTTTTAAAATAGATATTTGGAAATTACTAAAAGGAACTTTCAATAGAGCAAAGGAAATAAAATCGGATATAAACGAATTAACAAACTAATGACTACTCAACAAATAACTAAAAAATACGGAACTCCAAATGAGACTGGTAATGGTTATCTTGTAAAGATACAGCTACCATATCCAATGAGGTTGGCTTGGGATACAGATACGGTAGTTAATACTATGATGTGTCACAAATTAGTGTCTTCTAAATTTCTAGCTGTATTTAGTGAAATACACAGAGTTTACGGTTATGAAAAGATAAAAGAGTTAGGTATTGACTTATTCGGTGGTTGTTTTAACTATAGAAAAATGAGAGGTGGTAACTCTTGGTCGACACACTCTTGGGGTATAGCTATTGATTTAGATCCTGCTAGAAATCTTTTAAAAGAAACATCAAAGACTGCTAGATTTGCAAGACCAGAATACAAGGCTATGATTGACATATTTTACAAGCACGGTTTTGAATCTTTAGGAAGGGAGAAGAATTATGATTGGATGCACTTTCAAATAAAAGAATAATGAAAAAGATACTTATTATATTATTATTAATACTGAGTTCTTGTGCTGCAAGAAAAGTAGATGTTTCTAAAGAATCTATAAGTACAAAAGTAGATAGCTCTTTAGTTGTAAAGGTAGATTGTACTTATGTAAAAGATAATAACGTATTTGTAAACGAGACTATTGAGGAGGTTGAGTATAAACCTTTAGATAGTTTAAAACCAATGGTTATAAATGGTAAGTCATATACAAACACGGTTATAAAGTCAAAGAAAAAAAGTTTAGTTAAAATAGATAAAACCAAAGCTATAGCTAAAATATCTTCTTTAAAAAAGTTAAATGTAAAAAAAGAAGCTACTAAAAAAGTGTTTGTTAAGAAAGTTGATAAGAAAACAAACTATTGGATGTATCTTTGGTTTTTATTACCAGTTATTATTATATGGATAATAGATAGATACGGTAAGTTAGTATTTCCATTTACAAAGTTTTTTAAATAAAAATAACTATATTTGCATATTAATTTAATAAAATACATATGAAATCTGAAAAGAAAATCGCAGACATGGTAGAAAACCGTGTATCAGAGCACCAATTAACTAAATTACGTGGCTTTGAAGACTCTTTCGCCAAAGGAAGAGATATGGTTGGAGGATTAACACTTCAATATGAATTTAACAAATCATCTTTACTTTCTCAAATTGCAGAACTTGACAAGGATTTTGCCAAGTTTAAGTCTGATTTAAAAGACCAGTATGGTGAAATTGATATTGATTTAGCCACTGGGGTTTACACTCTAAAAGAAGTTAAAGAAGAATAAAACATAAGCCATCCTAACCGATGGCTTTTAAAATTTAATCAAATGCAAGAAATAAGAAAAGTCAGCATAGGAAATGACTACAAGAATTCTATGCACTACGTTGTTGGACAACCTGTGTTTGGCAACTATGTAATACATGTAATACAAAGAGTAGAAACTGGTGTTATTATATGGATAGAAAAAGATAAAGAGGTTCTTTGTTGGAAAGAAATAAACAACAATACTCCAATGGTATTAGAATTTAATATCAACTTCTAATGAGGTCTCCTTATAACTTTATAATATCTCCAATAGGAGATCAATATTCCAATACAAAGAATATAGGTGGTGTAGAGGTAACTTTTAATACTTCTTTAGATTTAGCTAAATATGTAAATAGAGTTGGAGTTGTTATTGAATTACCAACTTACTACAAAGGAAATATAAAAGTAGGGGATATTGTTGTTGTTCATCATAACATATTTAGAACTTATCATGATATGAAAGGTAGACAGACTAAATCTCCAGAATTCTTTAGAGATGATTTGTATATTGTTAGTCCTGATAGGGTTTATCTTTATAAGTCAAACGGAATATGGAGGTCTAACTTAAACTACTGTTTTGTAAAACCAATTGCTAGAATACAAAATGAATTACTACACTCTACTGATAAAGAAGAGAAACATGTAGGAGTTGTTGTATATCCTAGTAGCAACCAAGAAGATAACTTAAATCTTAAGAGCGGTAGCTTTGTGGCTTTCACAAAGAACAGTGAATATGAGTTTGAAGTAGATGGCGAAAAGATTTACAGAATGTACGATAGAGACGTTGTAATAGAATTAAATGAATTATGAAACACGATCACGCACAACTAAAAGAAATGATCATAGAAGCCGCTTATAAGTCCGTTATAGAGCTTATAAAAGTATTGGCTGATGAAATCATATCTGATGATACACTTGACGATATATCTGCTGATAAAATGAGGAATGCTGTTTTAGCAAAGAAAACTGCTTTAGACGATGCGTTTTATATATTATCAAAGATAGAGAGTGAAAAAAATATGCTTGAAGGTAATCAAAAAGAAGAAGTAGATGAAGTCAAATTCCAATCATTCGCAGAAAAAAGAAGTAAAGGAAGATAATAGTCTATTCAGAATTATTGATAAGATAGACTCAAAAGATATTGATAGATTAAACAAGAAGAAAGAATGGAAGTATGGGTATAATCCAGAGTTCGATGTTGTTGTTATATCTAAAGACGGTACTATTGGAGAGGTTTATGAAATACAGGGATTACACGTAGCATTACCTTCTACTCCTAAAGGAGTGTATAAGAGAGATAGAAAGAAAGAGGAACAGTACTGGACTCCTTTTGAATATCCTAAAGAACTACAGAAAATAACGTCTGTATTCCAATGGAACGAATATCCGAATGAATTCAAAAATAAATACGTTGAGTATATAGAGAATGAATTTGATAGGAGAGATGAAGGATTCTGGTTTTACAATAATGGTAATCCAACGTACGTAACTGGTACTCACTACATGTACCTTCAATGGACAAAGATAGATGTTGGTCATGCTGAATTTAGAGAGGCTAATAGAATATTCTTTTTGTTTTGGGAAGCTTGTATTGCAGACGAAAGAAGTTATGGAATGTGCTATTTGAAAAATAGACGTTCTGGTTTCTCATTTATGTCTTCTGCTGAATTAGTAAATACAGCTACACTTGCACGTGATAGTCGTTTAGGTATCCTATCTAAGACTGGTAATGATGCTAAGAAGATGTTTACAGATAAAGTTGTCCCTATCTCTGGTAACTATCCTTTTTTCTTTAAACCAATCATGGATGGTATGGATAAACCTAAAACTGAATTAGCTTATCGTGTACCAGCTTCTAAAATAACAAAGAATAATATGTCTTCTTTAAAGGATGATGTAG